GCCCGCGCAGAGCTCCGGGTGCCGCTGGCCACGAGCATCACCGCGCAGCTAGCTGCGGCGGCCGGCGCCTCGGAAAGCCTCGCCGGAGCCACTACGTCGGCCGCTGCGCTCGCGGACGCGGCGGCGGCGACGGATGCCCTCGCCGGGTCGCTGATCGCCCCTGCGGCCGTTTCTGAGGTCGCGGCGGCCGGCGACTCGCTGTCGGTGCAGTTGGTGGTCGGCGCGGCGCTGGCGGATTCGGCCGGAGCTGACTCGGCGCACACGTCGGCGCTGCAATCGAGCGTCGACATCCGCATCGCGCGCGCCGAGTTGCGGGTGCCGCTGGCCACGAGCCGGACGGCCTACGTCGCCGAATTGGCCGCTGCTGCCGATGCGCTCGCGCCGCAGTTGACGGTTCCGGCCAGCATCGCCGACGCGGTGGCGGCGGCGGACGCCGTCTCGGCCGCCGGGCAGGGCGCGGCCGACCTTGCCGATGCGGTTTCCGTCGCCGATGCGCTTGCGCCGCAGTTGACGGTGCCGGCAGCTCTGGCGGAATCAGCGTCGGCGGCGGATGCGGTGTTCGCGTCCGGCGAGGGCACGGCCGCGGTGGACGAGTCGGCCGCTGCCGCGGACGCGCTGGCACCGCAGCTCACGGTGCCCGCCACTCTGGCGGATGCCGCTGCCGCAACGGATGCGGTGCTCGGGCAGGGGCAGGGCGAGGTCTCCCTGGCCGGTCAAGCCGATGCCGCCGATGCCATGGCGCCGCAGTTGACCTCGCCCGCCGCGCTGGCGGATGCCGCCGCCGCCGGCGGCGATCTGCTCTCCGGCGTGGTCGCCGGCGTGCAGGTGAGCGACGCCGCGGCGTCCGCGGGATCCTTCGCGCCGATCACCATTCGCGCCGCGGATCTCTCGGAGACGCTGGCCGCGGCCGATGCCGTGGCGGCTGATCTGTACTGGCTCGCCACGGTGGCAGAGCAGGCGGCCGGCGGCGACGTGATCGCTGCCTCCGGAATCTTTGCCGTCCTGGTGACCGAGCAGGCCGCCGCCGGCGGCGCGTTCTCGGCCTACGGTCTGGACGACATCGAATCGTTCGGCCCGCGGCGCCTGCGCGATGCCGCGCTGGAAATCGCTGCCCGCCGCTTCGGGGTCGAGGCCGCCGAAGCGCTGGCCCGCCGCATCGGCAGCGCGGCACCGCGGGTCGCGGGTGGTCGGCTGGCTTTGGGCAACGTGCGCGCGCCCCGGCTGCCGGCCGCGCGCGTACCGAAACGCAAGCTCGGGGATATGCAATGACGCAAGTGCAAACGCTGGTCGCCGGCGACACGTTGAGCTTCACCACGCCGGCGCCGACCGGGCCGGACGGCATCGTCTACGCCCATGCCGACGGCTGGACGCTCAAGTACCGGCTGCTGCCGCGCTCCGGTGCCGGCACCGCCATCGCCATCACCGCCGCCACCAGCGGCGACGACTACTGGATTGCCGTGCCGGCCAGCGTCACCGCCTTGTGGGGCGCCGGCTGGTACTCCGTGGCCGCGTGGGTCGAGAAGGGCGCCGAGGTCTACACGGTTGAGCCGCTGTTCGATCAGTGTGAGATCAAAGCCAACCCGCGCACGGCCGCGGCGGGGTACGACGGCCGCAGCCCGGCGCAGAAAGCGTGGGACGACGTGATCGACGCCATCGGCGACGCCGCCGCCCGAGCCGCGGCTGTCGGCACCGGCAACGGCGCCATGGGTGGCGTGCTCGAGTACCAGATCGGCGACCGGCGCATGCGCTACTCGGACCCCGACAAGGCCATGTCCTCGCTGCTGCAACTGAAATCGGAGATCGCCATGGAACTAAAGCGCGAGCGCCGCCGCACCGCGCGAGAGCGCGGCGAGCCGGACCCGTACCGCACTTATCTGAGGCTCGGCCGTGGGTGAGCCGCTGATGACGCGCCTGCGGCGCGGGCTGGCGTCGTTCTTTTCGGTGCCGACGCGCGTGCCGCCGGGGGCGCCGCGTCAGGCGCGCATGTATTCGGCGGCGCGCGGATCGCGGCTCTCGCCGGGGCTGGGCAGCGGCGGCAACAGCAGCGCCGACGCCGAGCTGGCATCCAGCCTCACCCGGCTGCGCTCCGCCTCGCGACAAATGGTGCGCGACGCGGGCTACGCCAAGCGGGCCAAGGTTATCGTCGTCAACAACGTCGTCGGCTCTGGCATCGGGCTGCAGGCGCAGGTCAAGGGCGATCAAGGCGATCTGCGTAAAAGCGTCAATGACGAGATCGAACAGGAGTGGCGCGACTGGTGCGACGCCGCGAGCTGCCACACCGGCGGCGCGCTGCACTTTGCGGACCTGGAGCGGCTGGCCATCGGCCAGGTGTTCGAGGCCGGCGAGGTCTTCCTCCGGCTGCGCTTCGCCGCCTTCGGCGACAGCCGCGTGCCGTTGGCGATCGAGATCGTCGAGCCCGAGCGCCTGGCCGACGAATACGCCGCCCCCGGTCCGGTTGCGGCCGGGGCCACCGTGCGCATGGGCGTCGAGCAGGACGATTTCGGCCGCGCCCTGGCCTACTGGATCCGCCGCGGCCACCCCGGCGATGTGCGCGATCGGCAGCGGGCCGATCTCTACGAGCGGGTCCCGGCGGAGCAGGTGATCCATCTGCGCATCGTCGAGCGCTGGCCGCAGACCCGGGGCGAGCCCTGGATGCACGCCGCCGTGCGCAAGCTGGACGATGTCAACGAGTACACCGCGAGCGAACTGTCGGCCGCGCGCGCCGCCAGCATGTACTTCGGCACGATCGAGACCAACGACCCCGACAACCCGCTTGGCACCACCACCGGCACCGGCGAAGCCGCCAAGCCGGAAATGCACATCGAGCCGCTGGCGATCGAGCAGCTCGGCGCCGGCGAGAAGTTTTCGTTCCACGCGCCCAATCGCCCCAATCCGGCGCTGGACCCGTTCATCCGTTACATGCTGCGCGAAGTCGCCGCCGCCACCGGGCCGAGCTACGAAAGCCTGAGCCGTGACTACTCGCAGAGCAATTACAGCAGCAGCCGGCTGGCGCTGCTGGATGACCGTGACCTGTGGCGGGTGCTGCAGTCATGGTTCGTCCGCAGTCTGCGGCAGCGCGTGCATCGCATCTGGCTGCGGCAGGCCGTGCTGGCGCGGGCGGTCGAAAGCATTGGCCTGGAGGAATACTTCAAGCGGCCGGGCAAGTTCGAGGCAGCGCGGTTCAAGACCCGCGGCTGGCAGTGGGTCGACCCCGGCAAGGAGCAGGACGCCTTCGCCGCGGCCGTGCGCAACGGTTTCACCACGGTGGGCGACGTGATCAGCCAGACCGCCGGCGGCATGGATCTGGAAGACGTGCTCGAAGCCCGGGCGCAGGAACTGGAACTCATGCGCCGGCACGGGCTCGTCTTCGATACCGACCCCGGCAAGGAGGCCAAGGCCACGGCGCCGCCGCCGCCGGACGATGAATCGCCCGATTCGCCGCAGACGGCCCGCCCCGCGCGGGTCGTTTCATTTGGGAGGCAGTAAATGCACTTGACCCGGGAATTCACCCTGCGCGCGCTGGCGCGCGAGAAGGATGGCGCCGGCGACCTGCTGGTCGAGATGGCCTTCGCCTCCGACAAGCCCTACAAGCGCTGGTGGGGTATCGAGATCCTCGACGTGTCGGAGAAGGCCGTGCGGCTCGGCCGGCTGAACGACGGCGCGGCGCTTCTCTACAACCACGACTGGGATGACCAGCGCGGCACTCACGTGCCCGGCACCGTTCGTGCGGATGCCGATGGCGTGCTGCGCGGCCAGGTGCGCGTGGAGTCGGTCACGCAGAAGGGCCGCGACACCATTGGGCTGGTCGAGCGCGGTTTCCTCACCAAGGCCAGCGTCGGCTACCGGATCCACAAGGTCATCGAGCAGAGCACCAGCAAGAGCGGCGAGAAGGCCGAGCGCACGCTCGACGGCGCCCTGTTCGAGCGCGTGCTCGAGCGCAGCATGGCCGAGGCGCGCGGCGACCGCCGCGCCTTCCAGCGGGCGCTGGACGCCGCTGCCGGCCGCCTTGATCGGGCCGACGACGACGAGCCGGTGTATGTCGTCGTGGACTGGGAACCGCTGGAAAATTCTTTAGTCACTGTGCCGGCCGACAACTCGGTCGGCGTGGGGCGTTCGGTCTTTCTCAGTGCGCCGATGACGGTCAACCTCGGCGCCGATGTCGCACTTGTTGCGCCCTCGGCCGAGGAAATTTTTCAACCCGCGGCACCCGCCGCATCTCATGGAGGCCATCAAATGGCTGACAGCAACAACGCCGCCGCGGGCGCACAAGCGGGCAAGAGCGAGCCGTCGATCACCGCCGTGCAGGCCGAGAAAGAACGGCGCGAGGCGATCATCAACCTGTGCAAGGTCAACAAGATCGATTCGCGCATCGAAGCGCGCTGGATCGAAGACGGCACGCCGCTCACCAAGATCGCCGCCGAGCTGATCGACGTGTTCGAGGAGCGCGGCAAGAGCAAGCCGGTCACCGCGTCGGCCCTGGGCCTGTCGCGCAGCGAAACGCAGCACTACAGCCTGTTCAAGGCCATCCGCGCCATGGCCTGGGGCGCGCGCAATCCGCAGTACATCAACGAGGCCGGATTCGAGCTGGAGTGCTCGCGCGCAGTGGCCAAGCAGATTGGCCGCGGCGATTCGCCGAACATCCTCATCCCGGGAGAGATCCTCACCAAGCCGTTCTCTCGCGATGGCTATGACTACGGCATGGCCACGCGCGCCATGGCCACGCAGCCCGGCGCCAAGGGCGGCTATTTGGTCGACGTGACCAACATGGGCTTTATCGACATCCTGCGCAATCGCAGCGTCGGATTCACGATGGGCGCGCGCCGGCTCGATGGCCTGATGGGCAATGTCACCTTCACGCGGCAGACGGGCAAGCCGTCGATCACCTGGCAGGGCGGCGAGGGCGTGAGCGTCACCGCGGTAGACCAGACGCTCGGCCAGTTGTCGATGACGCCAAAAACGGCTATTGCCATCACGGACGTATCGGAGCAGTTGCTGCGGCAGTCATCGCCCAGCGCCGAAGAGTTCGTCATGGCGGATCTCGCGGCCGACATCGCCATCGACGGCGTGGACTACGCCATCATCAACGGCACGGGCGGCGCGCAGCCGCTGGGCATCAAGAACACCTCGGGGATCACCTCCGGTCAGGACGCCGCAACGGCCACCTACGCCAAGATCCTGGCGTTCGTCACCACGGCCGCCACTTCCAATGCCATCCGCTCGAACCCAGGCTTCGTCACCAATGCGGCCGGCGCGGGCGTGCTGGCACAGAAGGCGCGGTTCTCCAATACCGATACGCCGCTGTGGGAAGGCAACATCCTCGACGGCACCTGCGTCAACTTCCGCGCCATGGCCAGCGAGCAACTGGCCTCCGGCAACCTCATCTTCGGTTCGTGGGGAGAGATCGTGGTCGGCTCGTGGGGCGTGCTGGAGCTGGCCATGGACAACGGCGGCACGCGCTTCAACCAGGCGCAGGTCGGCATCCGCGCCATGTGGATGGTCGACGTGATGCTGCGTTATCCGCAGGCGTTCGTGGTCTCCACGAACCTGAGCGCGTGATGCAGGTCCGCGCGCTGCGCGGCGTGTGCATCGGTGTCGACCGGCATCTCGCGCCGGGCGACACCGCCGACCTGGAGGCCGCCCAGGTCACCTTCCTGGTCAGCATCGGCGCGGTCGAACCGCTGCCCGACGCGCCGGCCAAGGCCAAGCCCAAGGGCAAGGCGGCGGAGCCCTCCGCCGCCGATCCCGGGCCCGCCCCGGCCGGGCGCTCTCCGGCGCCGTAACGGCGCCTTTGTCTCCATTTAGGGCGCAGCAGTAGCTGCGCCTCACCTCACTTTGAAAAGGAACTGCCATGCTGCTCAATCAAGCTTCTGCCGTCACGATGACCTCGCTTATCGATGCCGCCTCGTGCGCCGCCACCGCCAACGCCACCAGCGGCAGCGGCAAGTGGCTCGACGTTCGCCCGTATGACGGGGAAATTCTCGTCTGGCAACAGATCGGCGCGGTCACCGGATCGATCACCGGAAAACTGCAGTCGGCCACCGACGCCAACGGCACCGGCGCGGCAGACATTACCGGCGCCACCTTCACCGCTGTCAGCTCGGCCAACAACACGCAGACCATCGCGGTCGACCCCAAAAAGGTCGCCGGCGGTTTCCTCGGCTACGTGGGTACGATCGTTACCGGCCCGGCACTGGTCAGCGTGGCGGCCGGCGGCAAGAAAAAGGTCGTCTAGGCGTCGTGATGGACTTCTCCGCCGATGCCGCCGTCTTCCTCGCCGACTTCGGCGAGGACCTGCCGGTCAACGGCGGGCCGGGCACGGTCCGCGTCATCTGGGACCAGCCCGGCTCCATTGCGTTTCGCGTCATGTACGGGCAGGGCGATGACGGCCTGGTCGACATGACGCAGCCGCGCGCCACCGCGGTTTCCGGCGCGCTGTCGATCGACGACACGCTGCTGCGCGGCGGGCAGACGTATCAGGTCGTGCGGTTGATGGCCTCGATAGACGGCGTGTTCGATACCGCGCACCTGATGCGCCTGAGCGGCGACTGATGCCCACCTCGCGCGAGAACATCCGCAGCGCCGTCATGGCGGCGCTCACCGGGCTGGCCACCACCGGCGGCAACGTCTTTGCGCCGCGGCTGCACCGGCCGCTGGCGGAGGCCGAGCTGCCGGCGCTCGTGGTGTGGGTGGACGAAGAGCAGTTCCGCGGGCAGGAAAAGAGCTGGCCGCAACTGCAGGAACGCCGGCCGGCGGTGGTCGTGCTGGCGGTGGTCCGCCAGAGCGGCGACTACGACGCCACCATCGAAACCATCTGGGGCGAGGTCGAGGCTGCCCTGGCGGGCGACGGCACGCTCGGCGGCGCCTGCAAGCTGATCACGGACTTCGCCCTCGGCCCCAAGGAAGTCGACGCCAACGGCGAGCAGCCTGCGCTGAAGCAGGCGCTGTCGTTCACCGCCCTGTATTTCGCCCGCTTCGGCACGCCGGGCACACAAGCGTAGCCGCCGCATTCGGGAGCACCACTCATGGCCGTTCAGAAGGAAGTCGGCGAAGTCATCGCCTACAAGAAGGGCACCGGCAGTTACGGTACTGTGCCCACCGCATCCAGCGCGCAGGCGCTGCGGCGCACGGAATACAACGTGGCGCTGACGAAGGAACTGCTGCGCAACACCGAGATCCGCACCGACTACCAGCGGCCGATGCCGCGGCACGGCCTGCGCCGAGGCGCCGGCCGGGCCAGCGGGCTGCTCTCCGGCGGCACCTACGCGCCGTTCATCGCCAGCGCGCTGCGGCGGGACTTCTCCGCCGTGACCAACATCACCTCGCTGGCTAACGTCACCGCCACCGTGGGGGCGCCGCAGTTCACGCGCGCGGCGGGCTCGTGGATCAGCGATGGCCTGCGCGTCGGCATGGTGGTCCGCTTCACCGGCTGGACGACCACCGGCGTGGCCAACAACAGCAAGAACTTCACGATCATCGCGCTGACCGCCACGGCGATGACGGTGGCCGAAGCCGTGGCCGCCAAGACCAGCGGCGACTCGCTCACCGTGAGCATCCCGGGCAAGATCAGTTACGTGCCGACCACCGGCCACACGAACGACTTTTTCTCCATCGAGCGCTGGATGCCCGACGCCTCGCTTTCCCTGCGGGCCGACGGCGTTCGCGTGGGCGGTTTTTCGGTCGAGTTGTCGGACAACGACAACGTGACCTTCGGGCTCGATCTGATGGCGCAGGATGTCGTCAAGGGCGCCGCGCAATACTTCACCTCGCCCACCGGCGAGGGCAGCTCCACGGTGTACAGCTCGCTTGCCGGTGCGGCGTTCATCGAGGGCGTGCAGGTCGGCGTGCTGACCGCGTTCAGCCTCACGCAAGACAGCGGCATGCAGCCGCTGAAGGCCGTGTTCGTCAACAAGAGCCCCGACGTGCTCGGTGGCCCGGTGGCCGTGAGCGGCCGCGCCACGCTGTACCTGGACAGCGCCACCTACTACGACTACTTTGATCAGGAAACCAGCGTGGCGATCGTCGGCCGGTTCGACGCCAGCAGCGCCGCCACGTCTGATTTTTTCAGCTTCTGCCTGCCGAACGTGAGCTTGGCCGGCGGCAGCATCGCGCGCGGCGAGAACGCGCTCACCATCAGCTTCGACTTCGAGGCCGGCCGCGGCAGCGCCAAGACCGGATTCGAGGACACCACGCTGCTGGTCCAGGACTCGCTCGCCGCGTAACGGCGTCGTCCGCGCGCAGTCGGCTCCGGCGGCTTCTGCTCATCCGCCGGTTCTCCGCCCCCGCGTCTCCTTGCGGGATGCGCCCGCGCCGGGCGGGCAACTGCGCAACCCGGCACCCTTTCCCTCTCCCCCTTCGCGAGCAGGTGTAACGGCTGCACGGCGCGCTCATAACGCGCAGGCACCGGGTTCGATTCCCGGGCTCGCAACCTTTTTTCAGCGGAGCCGCAGTGTTCGATCTCGACAGCATCGATGTCGCCGCCTCTTGCGAGGCCGGCCATGAATTCCAGTTGAACCACCCGCTCACGCTCGAGCCGCTGCCGGTGTTCGTCACCGTGCGCGGCATGGAGAGCGATCGGGTCACCCGGCATCTGCAGGAGCGCATGCGCTCCGATGCGCAGCGCCTCACGCAAGCGCGCCGCCGCGGCCAAGCCGCGCCGGAACTCACGCCGGAGGAATCCGAGGCGCGCGCCGTCGAGCTGGCGGCCGTGTGCACCATCGGCTGGCGCGGCGTCACCAGCGGCGGCGCCGAGCTGGCGTTCAGCCTGGAGTCGGCGCGCGCCGTGTACCGGCGCCATGCCTGGATGGGGCTGCAGGTCATCGAGCAGGCGCGCGACCTGGGAAACTTCGCGCCGAAGCCGAACGCGAGCTTGTCGAGTTCGGCCGGCATCAGTTCAAGCTAGACCATACCCGCGTCGACGGCGCGCCGCTGCGGGTGCACCTGCAGCGCGCGCTGAAGCAGGGGCGCCAGCCTCCGGAACTGATCGGCCCGCCGTGCCCGCCAGAACTGGCCTGGCTGTGGGGCGCGTTCCAGCAGCTTTCACTCGGCCGGCAGGCCGGGTTTGCCGGCGCGCAGCCGTTGTCGTGGCTGGAAATGGCCGCGTGGATGCGGCTGACCCGCACCCCGCTGGCCGCGGCCGACATCAACGCCCTGCGGGCGCTGGACCTGGCGTACCTGTCCGTCATCGCCGCCGCGGCGCAAACGCCGCACGAACCCAAGAAGGCTGAGCATGGCTGAACCCCGCGTCGACCTGAAGATCGGCGTCGACTTCGAAGACGACATATCGCTGGCTGTCGGCAAGAAGTTCCAGCAGCTTGCCGCCGACGTGGATGCCGCCTTTACCGGCAAGGTGTCGTCCGCCGCCAGCCAGACCACCGCGGCCATCAAGGAAACCGCCTCCGCCACCGATACCGCGCGCGAGCGCCTGCGCGACTACGGCGCGCAGGGCTCCGTGCTCACCGGCATCTGGGCGGGGTGGAACCTGGTGAGCGGCGCCATTCAGACGGTGACGCAGAAGATCATCGAGGTCGGCCGCGCGCTGCTGGATGCGCAGATCTTCTCCGAGCGGTTTGCCATCACCATGAAGCTCGCCACCGGCGGCAACGCCGCCGGCGAGATGGATTACGTGCGCGGCGTGGTCAACAAGCTGGGCCTCGAACTGCAGAGCGCAGCCAACTACTACGCGCTGTTCATGGCCGCCAGCCGCGACACCCGGATCGAAGGGCAGAAGGCGCGCGACGTGTTCGAGGCCGTGGCCTCGGCCAGTGCCGTCGTGGGGCTTTCCGCGTGGGACACCGAAGGCGTGTTTCGCGCGCTGACGCAGATGATCAGCAAAGGCACCGTGCAGGCCGAGGAAATGCGCGGCCAGTTGGGCGAGCGGCTGCCGGGCGCTTTCCAGATTGCCGCCCGGGCGATGGGCGTGACCACCGGCGAGTTCAGCAAGATGCTCGAGCGCGGGCAGGTGATCAGCACCGAGTTCTTGCCGCAGTTCGCGCGCCAGTTGCGCGAGGAATTCGGCGGCAGCGTGGAGCAGGCCAGCCAGCGCACGGAAGCGGCGCTGAACCGGCTGTCGACCGCGTGGCTGGACCTGAAGACATCCACGGCGCAGGCGGGCGTGGGCAGCTTCATGGCGGGGCAACTCAACATCCTGACCGACGCCTTTACGGACATCGGCGGATCCATGCGCGCCGCCCGCGCCGATGGCGATGGCTTCTGGGGCCAGTTCGTGGCCGGCACCGCGGCAGTGCTGCGTTTCATCAACCCGCTGAACGCAGTCAACTATCAGGTGCAGAGCACCGCCGCCCGGCTGACCGAGGCCCGCACCGAGCTGACT